TCATTTGGGGTGGCAACATCCGTAATCGCAATCGGTGGCCCTGACTTCGCAGTAACAACCACCACAAATGCCAACATGACTGGCCCGATCACATCAGTCGGGAACGCAACCTCAATCGCTTCGCAAACTGGCACAGGCACCACCTTTGTCATGAACACTTCGCCTACGCTGGTGACACCAGCACTCGGCACACCTTCAAGCGGTAACCTAACCAATTGCACATTCCCTACGCTGAACCAGAACACCACCGGCTCGGCAGCAACAGTGACCACGAACGCCAACTTAACCGGAGTTATCACAAGCAGTGGTAATGCAACTGTAATTGCTAGCCAGACCGGAACCGGATCAAAGTTCGTAGTTGATACGAGTCCTACGCTTATCACTCCTGACATAGGAGTGGCGACTGGCACTAGCTTGGTTCTCAGTGGTGACCTCACCGTCAACGGCACGACCACCACGATTTCTTCAACGACCTTGGCAGTAGGCGACAAGAACATTGTTCTTGCTAGCGCATCCACTACCGATGCGGGTGCAGATCAAGGTGGGATTACCATCAAAGGTCTCAGCGATAAAACATGGAACTGGGTAGATGCAACCGATGCCTGGACAAGCAGCGAGCATATCAACATCGCATCAGCGAAATCCTATTACATCAACGGCACCATAGTTTTATCAGCGACCAGCTTGGGAAGTGGAATTATTTTAGATGGCGGGACTTTCTAACATGGCCAATCTAATCAAGATAAAACAAAGCGCAGTAGCTGCAAAGGTGCCAACCACTGGGGATCTGGTTCTTGGTGAACTTGCGCTCAACACCTACGATGGCAAGCTCTATGCCAAGAAGGATAACGGCACCGCTAGCGTTGTCCAGATCGGTGCTTCCACATCCAGTGCGCTACCTGTCACGCTATTTAGTGGCAGTGTGACCAATGTCAGTATTTCTAATGGCTCGTTGCCAGTGCTTTTGTTTGGTGGCAGCACCGTAAATATAACCGTCACCTAGGAGAAAACATGGCAGCAAGATTCCCGTTAGTAATCAATACGACCACGGTGCAAGAACTTCAAAGCGGTGACACGCTTTCGCTGACATCACCTACGCTAGTGACTCCTATTCTTGGCACACCAACATCTGGAACGCTAACCAGTTGCACCGGACTTCCTATCTCAACAGGTGTAAGCGGACTCGGTACTAGCGTTGCAACTTTCTTGGCTACACCATCAAGCGCAAATCTTGCCTCATGCCTCACGGATGAAACTGGCACAGGGGCAAATGTTTTTGCCACTTCACCAACGCTCACAAGTGCAACGATCACCAGCCTTATCGAAACGAAAACCGCACCAACGATCTCCAGCGGAACGCTCACGCTAAACTGTGCGCTTGGGAATGTGTTTCATGTCTCGCTGAATGCAGCGATCACGACACTTACCATAAGCAACATACCGACCACAGGTTCAGCTTTCGGAATCACTCTGGCATTCACGATGGATGGAACGGCTCGAGCAGTGACATGGGGTGCTGCAATTAAGTGGGCCTCTGGTGGTACGGCACCAACACTCACAAGTACCAATAACAAAGTAGATATCTTTTGTCTCACAACATGGGATGGCGGTACTACATGGTTTGCAATGGTTGGAGGCCAGAACTTCTAATGCCTATTAATAGAAAAATCATGGGTGTGAGTAGGGGCAAAGTGTTTACTGGTGCGTTGAGTGGTACTAGCACGATTGCGACTGGATCTGGCCCTAGAGGCGTTTGTATTTCCGCAGATGGCAGCAGCGTTTATGCTTCTTGTTTTAACGATACAGTATCAATCTTTAGCCGAAACACTTCAACAGGAGCTTTGTCTGGAACTAGCACCATTGCAACTGGATCACTTCCTTTCGGGATTTGCATCTCGGCAGATGGAAAGAGTGTTTACACTCCTAATTTCAGTTCAAATACAGTTTCAATCTTTAGCCGAAACATTTCAACAGGAGCCTTGTCTGGAACTAGTACCATTGCGACCGGGGCAAACCCTTACGCCATTTGTATTTCAGCAGATGGCACTAGCGTTTACGCAGCTAATTTAGGGGGTACGACGGTTTCAATCTTTAGCCGAAACACTTCAACAGGGGCTTTGTCTGGAACTAGCACCATTGCAACTGGGACAAGCCCTAGAGGCGTTTGTATTTCCGCAGATGGCACTAGCGTTTATGTGTGTAATTATGGAGCAGCGACTTTATCAATCTTTAGCCGAAACACTTCAACAGGAGCTTTATCTGGAACTAGTACCATTGCAACAGGAGGGCAACCACTTTTTGTTTGCATTTCGGCAGATGGTAAAAATGTATATGTAAGCAATGAAGGGTCTACGACAGTTTCTATCTTTGATCGAAACACTTCAACAGGGGCTTTATCTGGTACTAGTACTATTGCAAGTGGCGCACAACCTTACGGCATTTGTATTTCCGCAGATGGAAAAAGTGTTTATGCAACTAATTTAGGAGGTACGACAGTTTCAATCTTTAGCCGAAACACTTCAACAGGAGCTTTGTCTGGAACTAGCACCATTGCAACTGGGACAAGCCCTTTCGGAATCTGCATTAGTTCTGACGATGCTAGTGTTTACACTGCTAATTCTGGGTCGGCCACAGTCTCAATCTTCACTCGGAGCTAATCAACCATGCAATACGCAAAAATAAACGGTGACACAGTCCTTGAGTTTCCATCCTATCCACAGCGTGACCACCCAAACACATCCTTTGGCGATGGCTGGCAGGGTGGCGAGATTGAAGGCAGCACTTATGTGCTTGTCGAAATTGAGGACACACCGCAAACCGACCACCTCACACAAGACACGGAAGTTGAACCACCGAAAAAGGTGAAGGGCAAATGGACACAGAAAACCAAGGTGAAGGACATCAGCGTAGAGGAAAAAGCTAAACGCAAAGCAGAGAAAGCGCAGCGTGACGCAGAGCAAGAGGATAACTTCCTCACCAAAGCAGAAATCAAAGCAATACGCAAACTACTTAAGGCGCAACCATGAACCTAATACTAATATCTTTTTTTTTAGTAGTTGGACAACAGGTTACCATTCCCTTAGAAATCCATGGGCAACCAGGGCAATTCATCAGCATCCCCAGTGTGACCGACTGCAAGTCAGTGCAATGGGTGGTCCTTGATGTTGGGCTTAATCTGTTTCCTGTGGAGTTATTACGAGACAGTACCACCGCAGTAGTGAGCGCAAATAGTCCTGGTAAATACAGAGTCCTAGCCTATGCTGCTAAAGGGGATGCAGCCAGCAAACCTGTGATTACTACTGTCATTATTGGTGATCCACCCGAACCCATACCAGCACCGGATGAGGCAGCCAGCAAACTTCAAAAGGAATTAAAATCACTTTATGTATCACTAAGTGAGGATGATAAACAGGGCAAGGCTAAGAAACTATCTAGCCTTTATGCCAGCTTTGCCACCACTGTTAAGGGTGAGGAAGTCCAAACCGCAGGGGAGTTATTAGCCCTATGCAAAGAAGCAGTGGGAAGGGTGCTAAGTCCATCCGATTTGCGAGAAATAAGAGTGCGGATACAATCAGACTTGGCTGGATTTCCTGAAGATCCCGATACCAAATTAGATGAAAGCTTAAGGAAATCCATGTCTAAAAAATTCACGGAAATTTCCAAGGCACTAGGCACATTGAAGTGACACCAAACAATCTAGGATGGATCCACCCTGATCAGCGCACTCCTTCACAGGTGACCCTAGATGCAGCTATAAAATTGCGGATGCCAGCTTTTAGTATCAAGGGCAAATACGCAGAACCAGATAAAGCACTTCTATATCTCTTCATCAAAAACATGAAACCATTCAGCCAGCAAACTGGAAGCTGTGTGGGCAATGGCCTAGGCATGGCTTTGTGGTGTCTGGAATCCGTTGAGGTAACGCAGCTCGGACAGCTAGAAGATCCTGTCTGCCCCTTTTGGTTACTTCCTTACGGAAAATCGCGCGAACTCGCAGGGTTAAATGGCAAGGGTGAAGGCAGTTTCGGATCTGCTGCAATAGAGGCACTCACCAAGTTTGGCACCTTACCCTACAACACACAAGGACTACCACCAGTACAGATCAAAGATGGTGCCATGACCTGGGGAGAGAGTGCCGAGATGCAGTGGAGTGATGGTGAATCCATTGCAGAGGTCTGGTTAGCAGCATCAAAAAAACACACGATCAAATCATCGGCAAGGATTACCAAGTGGGAGCAGGGCAAGGCCAGCCTTATCAATGGATTCCCCATGACCTGCGCTTCTAACTGGGGAGGCCAGATGGATCCACCCATCAAAGGTAACCCATCCATCATTCTAAATAAACGAGTCACCCAGTGGGGTCATCAGATGTGCTGCCTAGCATGGGCACTGCATCCTGAGTTTGGCGATATTTTTTGGATTCAAAATAGCTGGGGTGTGTGCCATGGGAAAAGCCCAGGGTATTATTCCGAACCCGATGGTGGATTCTGGATCACCGCTAAAGAATTTCAATGGATCTGCTCAGATGGTGAAGTGTTTGCCCTGAGTAATTTTGCAGGATTTCCTGCCCAGAAACTAGACTGGTATATCTAGAGGAGATGTTATGAGCTTTATTTTATTCGCTGCCCTGATGGTTAACGCTGATTCAAGTTGCAAAGAATGCAAAGCATATAACGCAAAGCCAGCTATCAGTTCCAAAGTCCAAGGGAAAAGATTCCAACAACTAGGGAAGAGATTACGCAGAGGTGGTAAATCCTGTGTATAGTTTCGACTGGCTAACTATCATTGATCGCTTAGGGCTACCATGCGTGGCCCTAATTGCAATTGGTTATGGCCTACACAACTCTGCTAGATGGTTAGGAAATAACATCCTAATGCCCATTCATCAAAGGCACTTGGTTTTTTTAGACCGATTAGAAGCTGGCTTGAATCGGATTGTAGAAACCCAGCACGACCAAAGCAGTCAGAT